GCATCCCTTCCTTTGCAATTTCCGGTTATCTGCGTGACAATTTTCCCGACATAATTATATTGCTGTATCGTAATTTCCTTTGTATGAATTCCCCATTTGATATTAGGACTATAAGTATCCATTTTTCTCCCCCTTATATTCTTTGCAGATTTTTTCAATTTTGGTAGCGCTGTTACGAATGCCTTCTATTGTTGTATCTAAAGTGTCTTTAAACTCCATCTTTGCCTCCCATTTTTACTAAAGCCTGTTCTGCATCCTCTCTTGTGAGGAATACATATTTGCCAATTTCTTCTAGGGTGTAATGAGAATTTTGAGGAAACAAGGTATCATTACAAACTATCTGTATGACATCCACATTATCAACACGGCTAATAGTTATTTCAATCACCTTTAATTCAACGATGCTTTTACTGGAATACTTATATCTAATTTTATACAATGTATCTCCAACCTTACACGGCAACTTCACAAGCAATCCTTGCTCCTCTAAATCCTCATAATCAGCCAATTTTGTTATTATCTTACTTGCAAAATCACTTAAAGTTGCATTTCCGTCATCTCCATCAATTAAAGATTCTCTCGATATTCCGCTGCCGTTATAATTTCTGATACGTTCTGTTAATCTCTCCATCATTCACTACCTCTTTGTGGTATATACCAACTTTGCAATTTCAGTTTTTAATTCCTTATCTGACTTTTCTTTAGTTGATTTAACATCCAATATAATTTCTCGTTGTGTTCCGTAGTACATGAAATATTCACTTAACGGTTTTACAATTTTCAAAATTCTGTCCTTCTCCCTTGTTGTCGTAATATTTCCTTTCTTTCTTCTGTGGAAGTTTCACATCTCTCACATGATAACCCATTTCCCTCACTAAATACATCCTTTTTCTTGTATGTGGACTTGTCAGATTGTAAATCAAAAAAGCTTGCCCATCCTCTTTCAATTGACTGTTTTACAATTTCGCTCTTTTTCTTTTCATCTGCACCAGCTAATGTATCAAGTTTATCTAAAATACCTTGCCATTGATTTACTCCATAAATGGGTTTTTCTTTCATCTGCAAGCGCAATTTCAAATATTCATCTAACAATTCGAATAGTACTACTGATGAATTATTATTGCAATAGGACAGATTTAGTTTTTCACATTTACTAAACAAACTCTCCTTTTTAGGTTTAGTCTTTCTTTTAGCACTTCCTAAAAAATCATCTTTTCCATACATGTGAGATTCATATTCTGATTGTGTAGTATCTAAATCATTATAACCTGAATTATTAGAACCGACCGGCTTGTCCGGTATATCTGAGGATATATCGTTAGATATATCCGAAGATATATTACTAGTATTATCTATATTATTATCTATATTATTAGATAGAATTTTTTGCAATTCAGACTCGCATTTTTTGCTAGTCTTCATAGAAATTTCTGCGACTCTCAATTTTCTGCGTCTTCCATCAAAGGATACTACTTCCAGTAAACCCATATTTAAAAGTTTCCGTATAGCATCCGAGACTTTTCGTTCACTACACATACAAAACTGGGCTAAATATTCATTGCTCGCAGTACAATGGTTCTCATTATCTAAACTAGAAATTTCTGTGTAGATTATTTTATCTAAGGCACTTAATTCTGTATTTAGCCAAATTTCTTTAGGAATCCATACTCCTTTAAAATCTCTATATTCATTCCTCATAATATATAATTCTCCTTTTAGATGAATAAAATGACTCCCGTAAGGACTTATGGGGGTATCCTCGCGGGAGTCAAGTTGCTGGTTAATATTCAGTTCATCAGTTAGATTACCCCAATACTAACCAACGTTTTTGAGAAAGAAGAAAACTTCTTTAAGAACATATATAATATAACATATTACAGTATAAAATACAATAGGAAATGCAAAAATTTTTAACGTTTCTTTTGTAACATTGCCAGAATATCATCGGCTTGGGTGTCTACAACTGCGTTCACATCATCCCAAAGAATTTGCCGTTCTTTCTCGACATCTACTCCTTCCACATCCGGAATAGACCTCTCTTCTGAATGTTCCACGGTATAAAAATTTTCATGTATCTTCAATGCAACTCTACTGGTTGCTCTGATACTGGTGACGATTGCTTTTGATTCATAATCTGCCATTATTTTCTTCCTCCTTTATAAAATGCCCATGTCAATAGTACTGCAAATGTTACTGCAATACCTACAACAAATCCAGCCCAAAATGGATCCACATACATAATTATTCTGTCTCCTTTTCTTTCTTCTTTTTTGTAACCTTTAAAGTAACTACCTCTTTGATGTCTTTACATTTGTCCATCTTCAATAGAATTTCCTGAGAAATTTTGCCGTCATAGATTGCTTTTTCTAATAAATCCATATCTACATATTCCCTTGTTTTAACTACCTCTGGAATACCCTCAATGTGACAAACTTCCAGTAACTTTTCTTCATTCATAGATTCGCGGCGTTGAGTGGATACTTTTGCAACAATATCTCCAACAACATATTCAGTTTGCTTAATATTAGCCATTGCCTCTTTGATTTGTGTGTTCTCCCTATCCGTAATTTTTTTGTACTGGTCCATTTCTGATTTGTTTGCATAGTATGTCGGAATAAGGGTTTTTAAAATTTCTGTGGGTGCTACATCATGCTGTGGTGCTTTTCTCATAAGTTTCTTTCCTCCTATATTGTGTTTGTGTAATTTCTCCAAGAATCCCATTTCTACCATGAGGAATAGAGTTCTTAAATTCTACAATGCCCCAAATATCTGATTTTTTCCAAAAACGAATTTGTCTGGATCCATTCTGTATATAGTCTGGTAATAGTTTAGCGAGTTCATGTTCTGGGTTTGTCTTTTTCCATCTGTACCAGTTGTTGATTGTTTGTGTTGAAGCGCCTACTAATAAAGCGACTTCCTCAATTCTAAGTAATTGTTCTTTCATAAAATCACCTCCCTTAATAATTTCATTCATGTTTATTTATTAGCTCTTCTTTTAGCATATCTCTTTACCTCTTTTCTGAATTTTTTGCTATATTTGTAAAGTATAAAATATAATATAGCGGTATTGCATTGTTCACAATTTTCTGGCATGGAAATTGGTGGAACATCCAAATAGTCAAATAAATAGTCAATAGCCATTTGTGCTTTCATTGGCGGGTCACATAATCCATAGTCTGGCTGCTCATCTAGCCATTCTGTGAATGTTTTATTTACTATTCTCATAAAATCATCTCCCTTAATTTAATAAATAATTCAATATATCGGTAACATTTTCAGTTATCGTCTGGTCTACTAAAGCGTCACTAAGAGCCCCTTTCTTATTTACAAGATCCCAAATTCTTTCATCAATGGTATTCTTGCATAAGAGATTATAAATGGTGACATTTGATTTCTGTCCAATACGGTGACATCTATCCACTGCTTGGTCATACGCCCCGCGTGTCCATGGGTGGTCTAAAAATATGACAACTGTTCCTTCTGTTAAAGTAATTCCGGTTCCCATAGCCCCAATACTTCCAACTACAAACTTACAATTTTTGTCTGTTTGGAATTTATCAATTGCAGATTGTCTTTGCTCGGAGTCAACTTCACCAGTGATGTATGTGCCTCTATGTTTAGTAGCTAATCTGTTATATGCGGGCAAAGTAACTTGTGTCCAGTTACTGAAAATAACCACTTTTTGATTATTGTCTACTGCCTCGTCTACAAGTTCCTCCATTCTGTCCAGTTTTGCGGATTCTTTGATTGTGCTAGAGAGTATACCAGTATATCCCGTAGCCTGTCTCATTCGGATAAGTTCTGAAAGCGGATTTGGGGCTGATTTAATCTTATCAATATTTGCCTTAGTTTCCATAGTTACTTCTTTGTAAATCTGGGCTTGTTTAGGAGACATCTCCACATATTCATCAATATATAACTTTTCAGGCAAGTCAAGAACTTCGGATTTTAGTCGGCGAAGCATTATACTGGCTAGTTGCGTTTGAAGCTCATCTAAATTTTTATAGCCTATAACCTCATATCCACCATATCCCCCCATCTGACAATAGTGATTCCGAAAGGCATAGAAAGAGTGTTTCTCATACCCTAACCACTTTAATGGCATGTACAAATCAGTCGGGCGATTCATAAGAGGAGTACCAGTCATAGCAATCATGGTATCTGATTTTAATGACAGTAAACCTTTACTTTGTTGGGATCCTGGATTCGCACAACGATGACTCTCGTCAAGTGCAAGCATTGAGATAGCTCCGGAACGTAAGGATTCAGCAATTCCTGACACTATATCTTTATCTCTAAGACTTTCTACATTCGTTATAATAAAGTAGCTGGAAATCGAATCTAGTGAGTTGACATCCTCTAACTTATCCTTGTTAGAGCCAATATACATTTGACCAGATTTTTTAAATCTCTGACCTAAAATCCATCCAGTTTCATTGGAGTGAACTTGTATTTCTGCTCTCCAGTTCCACTTCAATCCGTTTACACCACAAATAATTAAGCAATGTTTATAGCCATACTGCAATTTTTTGGCGACTGCAATATCAATTACTTGTTTTGTTTTACCAAGTCCTTGTTCATCACCTAATAACCATCTGTCATGTGTTAGTCCATAATTGAAGCCTTCAATCTGATGTTCAAATGGGGTTGTTTTAAATTCGAAGTTTTCCGGTTTTGTGCATACAATTGGTTTACTCTGCACATTAACCCCGGTTATTTCAAAATCAAATTCTGATAAAGAACTTGTAAAATCTCCAAGTTTATTTAGTGGTAATTCCCATACTTTGTTATTTTTATCCCAGTATCTAGTTGGAAAAGAACGTATGGTGTCTACAATTTTATTGTTGTATGGGAATGTAATAAATAATGCATAATCTCCATTACATTGTTTGGATTTTGCAATATTTATATGAATCATAGTTTTCTCCTCTTTACTTCTACCTTACTTGTCGTTTTCTGCGTTTTTCTACTTAATATTGTATAACATAAAATACTAATTGTCAACAATATGTATAACATGTTTAGAATAAAAAATCAAGAGGACCATAAAAGTCCTCTTAATTCATAAAAGTATAGGTGGAGTAGATGGAATTTTTAATACAGTCCCGTTCTTCTTGCATATCTGTATTTTTGTATAATATAAGTAAAAACTCATTTATTTCCTTACAAACTTTAGAAATTGCAGCTAGAACTGGCTGTTTATCAGTTTCTCCCATCTGATAATGCCGCTTGATGTCACAGAAAGTACTATAACTTGGAAGAATATCATTATATTCCTCTATAACCGGACTAGAATTAAAATGCTCCCTCACTATATAAAGTGTGGCTAGTTTGTCACAGTTTGCAAAGGTAGTATCCTCATTCTCCAGTTTAGCAATCGTGTTATCAATCTCTTCCAGATTTAGCATAAGTGTACTCCTAGTTTTTCTTCCTTCTTTTTATATTTGTGGTGCATGTGCTTCTGTTCTGCAATAATGTCGGATAAAGAGTAATCAATTGCCTTTTTCTCTAAGCTATATCTCTGTACCTTTTTTAGTTCACAGTCTACATCACAAATTAGTTCCTTGATTTTCATAGCAGACGCTACTTCATCCAACTCCATGAGTTCTTTATACATCTGTTCATAAAGTTCTTTAGTTTCTGCTTCCCAAGATTCCCATAATTGCAGTCCGTTCTTAACCGCATTTTTCTTAGTACTGGAATCAACATCTTGTCGAGTGTATTTATACCAGCTGGATGGTATTACATCTGGATCCTCAATCTTTGCATCTGGAATAAGACGGTTATGGTGGTTGATATAATAACGAACCACACTTCGATAAGACATGTTTTCGGAAAAATAATGATATTCATGACATCTCTTATATCCCTTCAATCCTAAGAAATCATAGTAGTTCGCCATCTGCTCATGAAACATTAGGCCTTTAACCATGTGAGAAGTTATTTGGGAATAAATCTCCTCTACTGTCATTTTTCTAGTGCCTCCAATCTTTCAATTATTTCGTTTAGTTGGGAATCTTGACTCTCTAAATGCCTATGAACCTCCTCTAATAGAGTTTTGGTTTGCTCATCAAATTTTTTCATAAGGTCTTGTTTATCTCCTTGTGTCAGATTCTCCTCTAAATTG